TCTTCGGGCTGGTCTTTTCGTCGCCTGCGGTCTGCATAGTGGCCGCGATGATCGCGGATGCGTGTTCGGCAGCAATGTCCATCGCTTCGTTCAGGTTCTTGTAGTTGGCCCCGATGATGGCACATTCGGCCAAGTCGAGGTATGTCAAAAGGCCGTCGCCCTTGATGGTGTTCGGCGTGGATGCGATGGTCAACTGACCGTTGGAATATTTCAGAGTGATTTCAGCGTCTACCAGCTTACCCATGTTTGATCTCCTTTTCTTTTTGGTGGATGGTGGTGCGCAGGCGGGCCAGCAGGATGCCGGTTTCTGTCGCCTGCGGGTCGCTGCTGAACAGATCGTGACGGTTCATGTCCAGCCGTTCCTTTTTGGTGATGGCTGCAAGGTTGTCCAGCGCAAAGTTTCGCTTGTTGCCGTCCTTGAAGATGACGACATATCCCGGCGGCAGCGGGCCGTTCGCCTGCTCCCAGATCAGCCGGTGCTTTGGCACAAAGTTGTCATTGCAGTTCGGCCGGGACTTCTTCATCCTGACCTTGACTTCGATATAGCCGTCCTGTGTGACGCGCTCGTAGCCGATGGGTTTCAGGTTGTGCGGGGTGCATCCGGGCTTGAACCATGTTTTCTCACAGCCCTGTGCGTGTGTTCCCGGCTGCGGCTTATATGGGCAGCAGCCTTTCTTAAAATACCCGGTCAGGCCGCTGTTCAGGCCGTGGCGGGCGTAATACTGCTTGATTTGCTCCGGCGTGTACTGGATGCCGAACTGTTCAAAGAGCCGGTCGCACATCTGGCGGTGTCCTGTTCCCTTGTAGTGGGCAAAGACATAATCCTTGACCTGCTGCGGGAAGCGTTTGGTCGCTGCGCCCTTGATCCGCCCTGTACTGCGGCCATTGCGCAGCTTATGGTTCGCCTTGTAGGATTTCATGGACGCTGCCGTGAAGTTCGTGCCAAAGGCTGCATTTGTGATTCGGGCCAGCTCTTGCGTGGTCGTCCCGGCGACGTGGGCAGCTATAAAGGCGTGTACCTCCGGCTTATACTTTCGGGGCATTGGTTTCGACCTCCAGCATGGGCGGCAGCTTTTCATTCGGGGCCAAGCACTCATTGGCGCAGCGGATGGCCGACAGGGCCAGCTTGCCATTGTTTACGATCTGCTGTGACACCTGCGTGACGGCGCGGGAACGGTCGATCTCCTGCTTCAGCTGCTCCGGGGACAGGCTATCATCGTTCAGGCGTTCCAGCTCTTCAAACAGGTAGTTGTTCAAGGCGGTCAGGGTGTTGTTCATAAAAATGCTTCCTCCATGGTTTTGGGGATGTGGTTTCGCTGGATGCCGTATTCTGCGATTTTGCAAAACAGCTCAAATGCCTGCTCGTCCATGATGACCGCCTGCGCGGTGGACATTGCATAATCGTGGGTGGCGGCCTGCATCCGCAGGGTCAGTGCATCGACGTTGCAGCCTGCCCGCTTCATCAGGTTGTACATCCCGGACAGGTAATAGCGGCGGCTCCAGCCGAAATAGTCGCAGAACTTCCCGACGTAGCTGTTGAATTTCTGTCTTCGCTCCAATTCGGCCCAGAGCTTTTCAAACATGGCGTCATCTGCGGGTGCGGCTGCCGGCATGGCATAGGCCCCGGCTCTGCGGATGCTGGGCAAGACTTCGGACGTCACCCAGCGTTTGAACTTCTTCGCGCCGGGGAGCTTGCTTTTCAGCATCAGGCTGTACAGGCCGCTTTCGTTGATGGTGGTGATTTTTTGCTTTCCTCCGGGGGTTGTCGCTTCAACGACCCCTTTGTCCTCATCATCGACGTGCTTTCTTATGGCCTGCGCTGTATCAACATAGCCCAAAGCGGCGGCCACGTCTTTTCCGACGAACCAAGGCTCACCGCTGATCTTCAAACCCCGGAGCCGTCCAAATTCTGGGTTTTCAAAAATGGTCAGGTCATTCATTGCGGGTTCTCCCTTTATCGTAACCTTTACGTTCTCCTTCTTAGATTAAATTGATATAACCTTTAAGTACCACCAGTACCAGCACCAGATTCTGACAGATGTATGGATAGGGTATCGGGTTGTGGTGGTTTGACGTTACATCATTGTTTTTGCTTCATCCTCAATTTGCTGCACAAGCTCTTCGTTTGACAGGTCTTCGAGAGTCAGCCAGCGGCCATCATGCAGCCGCATGATGGCCCGGGCCGGGGCGTTTTCTTCCCGGGCAAGTGAAACGATGCCGCGCACGATGTCCGCGCTGGTCGTTCCTTTGAGGATTTCCCACGTCCAGATGTATTTATAGTTCAATCTTTCACCGCCTTATTATGATATTTCGGGCCTGCTGGCAAGTTACCGGCAAGTTAAAGGGTGCAGGCTGCGCTCTTAAAGCCGAACACTGGGACATAGGTGTCCTTGCGGGTGGTGTCATGTGCGCTGACGATGCGATACTTGACATTCGGGTTCTTGTTGCGGTTCATCTCGCTGCGGTAGGCGGCCACGGCGTTGTCGTAGGCTCCCTGGCCAGTGTGGAAAGAATAGGTGCGCCAGCCTGTCACGTCGGTCTGACCGATGGGCAGGAACCCGGCCTGCAGAATGTAGGTTTTCGCTTTCATGTGGATGCTCCTTTCTTGCGGTTGGCTCCCGCGACGCTCCGGGTGGAGCGTTTCGGCTGCTGCCATGTAGCCATCATCAGGCGGGGTTATTCAGGGCGAGTATTCCACGCTTCAATAGTTCGTTGCCTGCCCAATTCCCCGCGATGTTCATAAAAATCGCGGGTAAATGTGATATTGCATTTCGGACATCTAATCCGAATGCCCTCAGTATTAGATTCAGTGATGGTCGTATGCTCCTGCCCGCAGAAAGGGCAAGGCTTCAATACTTTCTTTTTCACGATTTAGCCCTCCAATCTTGCCACGACGGAATCATAAAACGCCTTGTACTGCTTCTGGTCGTTGACAGAGCGGCTATTCTCGCCAAAGTCCCAAGAGTACCGCTCAATCCACTTGTCGCACTGCTGTGACTGGCTGCGGAAATATTCGGCGATGTGGGCCTTGTCGGTGCCCTCGACGATCTCGATCTGTGCATGTTCTTTGTTCCACAGCTTTGCGGTGGTGTACTTCTCGTAGCCGTTGACCGTGACCATGATCGGCCAGAAGCAGACGGCATTTTTGGCCTTGCTCAGTTCGCCGTTGCGCTTGATCTTCAGCAGACAATGGTCTTTGCCGCACCAGTCGGGGTCTCCGTCGCTGTGCTCCACGAAATAGAGCGCGTTGTCGGTTTTGAAGTATGCGCCGGTGATTCTCACGATGTCCCCGGTCTTGATCTCGATACCATTCTTGTCCAGCATTGCTTTGTCCTCCCTTACTCTTTTACCTCTCGAACATCGGTCAGCTCGTAGACGTCCAGACCGTGCCCGGTTTCGTCAATCAGCCGCTGAACGGTCACATTCCGTGCGTCCACCGGGTCGATGGCGTTGACTTCGTATTCATCCCAGATTTTCTCAACCTTGTTGTAGACAGTGACCTTATAGCGTTTCATGTTGCGTTCTCTCCTTTGTGAGCCGTGAATCATCTTGTGATTATATTATCACTCTCGTTTGTGAGTTTGTCAACAGGCGCGAAAAGATAATATTCAAAAAAATTTGGAAATTCTGGACGGTCTGCTCTGCTGCCCAGATTTCCAAAACAGTGCGGGAAGTGGGCTACTGACTTAGCACGCGCTCACGACTTACTGCGTTCCCGGCTCATACTTCGCCCCTTGCCTTCCGGTCGTGCTTCCCTTGCTGTGCCTTTATTGTCCTACTGTTGAACAGAGATTCCAACAGGTAAAACATCAATGTTTCCGGGTGCGTTTCGGCAGTTTTTGTGTCCAATGTCAACGAAAAACGACACATTTCCCACGTTGCAAATGGGCTTTCGTCGCGTTATACTGTTAAGCAAAAGAAAGGCGGTGCTTTTCGTGATTTACGAATCGCAGAAAAGGGCCAGCGCGAAATGGGACAAAGAAAACATGATGATCGTCGGGGCCAAGGTGCGCAGGGAGTTTGCGGCAGAGTTCAAGGACGCCTGCAAAGCTGCTGGAATGTCGCCCAACGCGGTTATCAAAAAGGCTATGGCCGATTTCATCAAGTCGCATCGCGCCGACGGCGCGGAATAATACAGGGCAGAAATGCCCGCCACAGACAGGAGAACATATCATGCTCATTACAACAACGGACACTTTGCAGGGCGTCGAGATCGCCGAATATATCGGCCTTGTGACGGTCGCTACCGCTGCGGACGGGCCAAGCATGAAAGAAATGGTAAAGTGCCGGAACGGTGACTATTCCGTCGTAGGCGAAAATGTGAACGCCGCTCTCGTGGCCGATCTGACACGCGCAGGTGAAAAGGTTGGAGCTGATGCCATAATCGGAGTTCGCTTCCAGAACGTCGGCTTCGGCATGAAAACCAGCTACACATACTCCATGGGAACAGCCGTCAAGCTGAAAAAGTAAAGAGAAAAGGCCCGGTGCCGCAAATCGCGGTTTACCGGGCCTTTGTCGTGCTGCTGGTCAGATGATTTCGACGCCCAGCTTTTCGGCTGCATCGAACAGGACGCGCTCAAAGTCGTCCGGGCCAGCCGCTTCCCATTCGGCGGTCATGCCGGCCGCTTCGCACAGCTCCGCGCAAAGTTCAGGCTCCCAAGTATCGGCGGCGTTGATGTCTGCGGCGATCTCTTTAGCTTCTCTCATGGTCTTGCCCTCCTTACAGGCTTTCGATGGTGTAGGTCAGCGTGGTGTGGGTGTCCATGACGTTGCCGTTTTCGTCTTCGGTGTAATCGACGTCGGGGTTCGTGCCATCAACATAGCTCTGGGCGTAGTCGGTTAGGTAGGTGACGTCCTCGACCTCGTAGGCGTTCAGCTCTTCGTTGAGCTTCAGGCCACCGACCTCGAAAAACTCGTTTTCGTAGTCACAGCCGGTGTTGTTGTCGGTCATGGTGATGGTTGCGATCTGCTTGCCGTCGGTGAACTTAGTCATGGTAAATACCTCCAAATGCTCTTTGATGTGTGTTTGTGGTTCCCTTGTGTCTATATTATCACTCACAAATGGGAGCAAGTCAACAGGCAAGATAACATTTTTACTCTCATTTGTGAGTATATGGGGCAAAAGAAAAGCCGCTGCCAAAAGGCCCAGCAGCGGCCCTTATCGGGCCACGCTGCTGGCGCGGTCGGTGAGGGCTGCAAGGAAGTCCAGTTCCTTTGCCCGCAGGTCGCTCTTGTCAAAGATGGAAAGCACCATTTCGCGCATGGTGTAGTCAACCAGCGGGCCAGCGACAGAGTAGCCAGCGGCGGGAGCCTGTGCAGCAGCCGGGAAACGGATGGTGTTATCCGCTGCGGCAGGCTGCTCCTGCTCGGCAGGGACGGTGGCGGGCTGCTCCGGCTCCTCGTCCAGCAGCTCCCGCTCTGCGCGGTAGACGCAGGCCATGGAATAGTGGTCAGGGATGATATACTCGCCGTTGCTGTCCTCGTAGAGCTTTGCGCGGCGGGTCTTGCCGTTGCGCTCAAAGACGACCGTCTTTGGGGTGCGCTTGATGATCTTGATGGTGGAAATGGTTTCATGGTCGCAAGCGTACTGGTCAAAGTAGACGTGGCCGACTTCAAACTTCTTCATGGTGAATACCTCCGAAACATAATCAATATTGTGTTGCGTACTTCGTTCTTACAAGTATATTATCACTCTTATTTGCGAGTTCGTCAACAGCAACGATAATATTATTTGCTCTCATTTGTGTTGATAACTCGGTGCAAAATGTGAAAAAACATCTTGATTTCAAAAGCTAGATGTAATAAAATAAAGGCGGTCGGAGTAATGCTTCCGATCCGCCTTCATCGTGGGGCGTTTAGAGCGGTTGTCTTAGGGTGGCACCGCTCTTTTTATTTGCCCTCACCAACGATTTCCTCGACAGCGTCGCGCAGCTCGTCAAGGGTTTCGCACTTCTTGATCAGAACCAAGATGGCCCGGAGAAGTGCTTCACTTACGTTCAAGTCCATTCACCTCATTCCTTTCTGTAAGAGATTTTATCTCTGCCTTACAAGAATACTATCCTCCGATTTTGCTTGAAAGTCAACAGGTGCGATAACAAAATGTGCAAAAGAAAAAAGGCCCATCTACGAGCGAAAAATGCTCAAAGATGGGCCTTTGCTTTGTTGAGTATTAAGCAAGTTCTAAGCAAGTTTTAATCAAGCTGCAAATAAAAAATCCCCCGGTCTGCCTACGATGTACCCGGCGCGGTGCGTTGGGCTTCGGTCCAATCAGGGGATTTTGTGCTGCCGTGGCGGCCAAATGAAGAAAATCAAGAACGGGACGCCCAGACCGGGCGCAACGCTCTCTACAAAGGCCGGAGCCTTTCAAGTGGCCCTATTTTACCCAGATTTTGGCCGGGTGTCAAGCGGGCAGGAATCGCACGGTAACTGCACAAAATCGCGCGGCGCGCATTTAATACGCGCAAAACGCGCAATTTGCGCTGATTTTACGCTGACTTTTTGTAAAAAGCGCGTTTAAGACCATTTTCGGCACCTCACGAAAATGGTATGTTTTCGCGGCGTCAGGCGAACATCACATATAGGTTTTCTGGCTGCGCACCTGAGCTTCGATCATGGGGGTCAGGTAGGCGTCCACGTCGCCAAAGGTCTCCTTGATGAACAAGATCGTTTCGGTGGTGAGGGACTTCTTCGCGGTCGCCAGAGCGTCGGCAAAGGCCCGCTTCTGGGCCGCTTCGTCGAACTTGTCGGATTCTTTCAGGCTGTCAACATAGGTCTGGTTGACGTCGGACACGGCATTAAAAACCGCGTTGGCGGCGTTCTGGATGCAGTGCTGCACAAACTGGTTATGCACATAGCTGTTGGCGATGCTGGCGGCCTTGTTAACGCCCCAGCCGAAAATGACGGTAAAGGCGGGGATGCAGGCGGTAATAGCGACTTTCAGAAATTCGTCCATGATTATTCTCCTTTGTTTTCATCGTCCGGCTGGCTGTCGTCGGCCGGGGTTGTGATCTTGTGCTTCTTGATGGTTGCCATCGCTCCAAACTCGACCATCCAAGGGGCGGCCATTGCAGCAATAGCCAGACTGTCCGGGGCCGTGACACTGTGCCAGTAGAGGGCCAGAATCGCGGCGTCCAGCACGGTACACATGAAAAGGCAATAGATTACGGCTTTATCCATAAAACCGCGCTGTGTGCCCTTTCTCTTGCGCTGGTGGCGTGTGGTGGGGTTGACGTTGATGTGAACTTCCTGCATGGGTGTCACCTCACAGCTTTTTCAGGTACTTGTCGGCCCCCGAAAGAGCTTTCCAGCTCGCAGGGCCGCAAACACCGTCAGTGGTCAAGCCGTGCTGCTTCTGGGCATAAATAAGGGCCTGCGTGGTAGCAGGCCCGAAATTTCCGTCCTCTTTGAGCTTCAGGAGCTTTTGCAGCAGGATGATTGCGGAACGGTTGGCGGCCCCGGTGCTGCCCTGCCGGATGGTGGGCAGAATAAAGGCGTTGTATGTGGTCGAGGGGTAGACCCCCGGCGACGTGCAAAGCCACGTTGCCTTGCCTGCGCGGGTGTCCACGTGGCACATGGCCGCTTTGGGGTGCCAGTAGATGCCGATGCCGCCAAAACCGACCGCCTGTGCGATGATGCCAAGCGCGACCGGGTTGACGGTGCGGTTGAGGGTGCGCCAGTCTGCCGCAAAGCCATACAGGTGCTTGCTGGTACGGCTGCCCTGTACGGCCTTGCTTGCGTTGTGGGTGATGCAGCGGTAGCCGCTGGTCACTTTGATTTGGACGCCAAGCACGTCCCGGATGCGTTGCAGCTTTTCCACAAGCTCTGTGTCGATCATCTGGGCGGCGCAGCCGCAGGGACATTCAAACTCGCTGCGCTTAAAGTCTTTTGTCAAGGGCGTTTTGTCCCCGGCGGTAAAGGTTACGATGCTCATAAAATCAGCTCCTTTCACAGAAAATCGTGACTTTCCAAAAGCTCGTCATATACGCGGTTGATGTTGTCGATGGCGTGGACGCACTTGCCGTTCGGGAAGTTCTTGTGCGTGGAGCAGTAGCCTTCGTAGTCCTTGATCGTGCCAAGGATTTCGTCAAAGTGTTCTTTGGTGTGCCGCCGGTCGTGCAGCAGTTCATCATTAAACCGCAGGATTTGGGTTCGCCAAAGGCTGGCGGTCTGGGCGTCGTCCTTTGCGATATGTTCGTCCAGCTTTTTTCGCGTTTCAGTCTGGCACTGCTGCATCGTGTCGAGGCGGGCCGTCACGTCGGAGTTTAGGCGGCTGCCCAAAAACTTCATAATGGCCGACCACGGATTGATCTTGATGGGTGCGATCTCGACAAGGGACAGCAGGACGATGACGGCAGGCGTGACCATGACAGGCCCCCATGCTTCCCAGATGGCTTTCAGGCTCATTTCAGTTCACCTCCCATCTGTTCGGATTTGGGCCGCAGGTCTGCGCCGCAGTCCTTCATGCAGCAATCCACCATAAGAACGCCAAATTCGGCCCGCTCCGTGGTGGTCGGCTCTCCTGCTGCTTCAAGCCTGTCCAATAGGCTTTCGCACAGGTCGGGCCAGCTTTTATGCCGCATACTGCTCCCCCACGATCTCCTCGTACTCGTCCGCCGTAATCCATTTTCTTTTGACGGCCAGCTTTACCGTGGATTTCTTCCACAGGTGAAAATCGTAGTGCTGCTTCACGTCATCGAACTTCGGGCTGTGCTCAATCATGTTACATATCCTCCAAATTGATGTCGGTGCTCAGGGCAAGGAAGTCAAGCTGGGCCTGAGTGCGGGCCTTGAAAATATCATCTGCCGGGATTTCCCGCAGGATAAAAGCCCACTGGCCGTCCGGGGTATCGGCGGGCTGCATGATCTGCACAAGCTCTGCATCGTGCAGGGTGTCCGGGTAGGCGCACCCGGTCATATCGCCGTCGCTGGAGGCAATGTGGACTTCCGACAGCTTGCCGTCAAACGTGTCCTCCGTGATCTCTGCGGGAGAGTGAAACGTGTTTGCGCCGTTGTTCAGGGTCAGCTTTTCGAGCTTTGTCCCATCAGCCAGCGTAACCGACCATGTCCTCGTGACTTTTTCCATGTGATGTCCTTTCCGAACAGCTCTCTAAAAAGGGCTGTCATGTTGCGGATTTGCTGCCTGCTCATAAACTTGTAGTTGGCGCAAATCCATGATTTGAAATTATTTTCGACCTCGCGGTATTCCATACGGCCATCATCCACCAGCCGCTTATAGGCTTTGAGCTTTCGCCGCTCGCGGGTGATAGCTTTCGGGTTGATCTTGCAGGTGATTTCGCCATCCTGGTGCAGGGAGTAGAGCATTTGCAGGTGGCGGTATTGGCCGCCCAGCTTGCAAATGTGGGTCTTCTTCTCGTTGATGATAAGGCCCAGCTTTGCCGCCTCCCGGCGCACTCCTGAAAATACCTGGTGCAGCTGCTCCTTTGTCCGGGCGATAATATAAAAATCGTCCGAGTATCTGGCATAGTGCCGGATGCCGCAGACGATCTTCACATAGTTGTCCACCGGCACGGGCAGGAAGATTCCGACGTTCTGCGAAATCTGGTTGCCGATGTCCACTCCCTTGCGCAGCATTTTCTCCCCGGTCAGGGCGGACGAGGGAACGCCCAGATTAAACGTGGAGCTGATCTTTTCCCGGTACATCCGCTGGATTTCTTCGTCGGAGAACCGGGACACGTCCAGCTCATAGCTTCTGAATGTTTCCCGCAGTACCGAAAGAACTTGCGCCAGTTCTTTCGGGTCAGCGATTTCTTTCGCCAGATATGTTTCCAGCTGTGCAAGTGCGACCTCATGCAGGATATTAGCATAGTAGCCGGAGAAATCGGAAAACAGAATATAGCCCTCATTGGTTCCCTCCTTCTCGTAATACTGCCGCAGATGGACTTCAAAGCGTTTGCGGTGGAACGCCACGCCTTTGCCTGTCTGCGATGCCGAGTTGTCGTATTGCAGGTACTTTCCCAGCAGTGGGGTCAGGTACTCGTCACATACGATGTGCGATACCGCCTTATCCACAGTTTCGGTGCTGGTAATGTACCGCTCGTGTCCACGCTCCTTGATCTCGAACTTCACTCCCGGCTGCGGCTTATAGGTTCCCTCCCGAAAGGCTTTTTGGAGCTTCGCCGTTTCCAGCAGGTGATTCATCTCATAGAGCTGGGTTCCGTACTTGTACGGGGATGGTTTCATGGCTTTGGTTCCTGCTTCATACAGGATATTTGCATCTTCAAATTTTGTCATAGAAAATAAAAACAGCGTGATAGACTCATCGGTCGTAACCGGGGTCATCGCCGTTGATGCCCTTTCGGGGCTTTATCGCAGCTTTCGCTACGAAGGGACAGCCTTTCCTTTCGCAGAGCTGCGCCGGGAATTTTACCCATCATGCACAGTTGCGAAATCCAAAGGCCCGACGACGGGACGAACGCCACCGGCGTTGCTGGCGTTGTTGCAGTTCGCATTGCCGTTGCTGTTGACATTCGCGAAATTGGCTGCCGAGACGACGAACAAAGGCTGCCCCAAGGTATTTACTGTTTTGGACTTGCGGTGGCTTGTACCGCTGCTTTGAACCGTTTTGCGTCAGACTTCCTCAAGTTCTTGATATAGGAAACCAGCTTGTCGATTTCCAGCACAATGCCCGTATACTTGTTGAAATCTGCCGGAATGGCTTCGGCAACATATTCTAGTTCATCTTGCAATTTCCCGCAGGCGGCAATGGCTTTGTCCAGTTCAAGCCTCCGTTCGTCCAATTCAAGTTGGCAACTCGGCCAGATGCTGTTTGCTCCACGGAGATGGAGTGGGATGTCCCGTGAGAGATCATGCACTTTCTTTCTTTCCTGCTCAATCAGCCACAGGTTAAAGTCCTGCTCCTGCTCTCTGATTTGCTGCGCCGCCTGCTCCCGGTCTGGGCCGGGAGGAAGATGCTTTGTCATGGCCTCGATATGCTTTTCAAACTTTGCCTTACTGTAACCAAAAGTTCTGGCCAGCTCAGTTGTGATTTCAAGACTGATTTTCTTCGCCAAGTGCTGCGCATCCAACCGGGACGGCGACCGCTGGTGTTTCGGGATGGACATTTTATCACTTCCTTGCTCTCAATCCTGCGGTACAAGCCCGCAGGATGTTCGATCAGCCGATCAGCCCGACGACGGGACGAACGCCACCAGCGTCGCTGGCGTCGTGGCAGTCCGCACCGCCGAGGCTGTTGACATACGCGAAATAGGCTGCCGAGACGACGTCTCGCAGCCAGTACCACTGTCTGTTACAAATCAGCCACGGGGCAAGGTGGAACAAAGGCAGCTGCGATTTGTCGATTGTGTAGTTGCGGCAGGTGTTCCACGGATCAGTCGCACCGTTCGGCATGGGCGAGAATTGCCGCCCGCCATAGACCATGTTTTCGTTCATAAGCTCAACGGTCGAATCATACCAGTCCGTGCCAGTCGGTGCGCCGCTAGTGACGGCGTTCACCAGATACTGCCGATGGTTCAGGATGTGTGCGGAGCCAAATGCGTTGTTGATCGTGGTCTTCGCCTGTGCAAGCCCAGTCTTGTACATCTCACTGCCGACGTAGCCGCCAGTGGTGATGTTGCTGCTGTTCATGCCAGCGGTGTACAGATTGTTCCGCGGCACAACAAGCAGATGATTCGTGTTACAGGCGGTGTCGCCGCAGGTAAGCCAGTAGTTGAAAGCAGCGATAAGGTAGTCCACGCCGCCAATGGACCAGTAGTCACCAAGATACAGGTCTTTGAACGTACCCGCTTTGATGGCTGCCCACTGCTCGCTCGTGACGCTGCCGCCCAGTGCCTTGCCCCGATAGACCATGTTGTGAGTGGCAGCATTGTCCATGATGCTGACAACCTCACCGCCGCCGGGCATAACCAGCGGGCCAGTCAGCGTACCGCCGGACAGAGACAGGTAGGTTTCCTGTGCTTCCTTTTGCAAATCTTCTTTGGTCTTGTCAATCTTGGTGTTGACCTGCGTGATCTGCTGGTTCACCATCTTCACGGACGCAACAGCGTTCGGGTCAACGGTCACGCTGATGTTGGCAAGGTTCGAGATTGCCATAATGCCGTACAGCTCAATCTCGAAGTCGCTGTTCTCGGCGTGGGAAGGAATCTCCACGCCGCGGTCGTCCTGCATAATAATCAGCAGGGTTTCGTTGCCGTCTGCCAGCTTTGCATAAATGCCGACCTGATGCAGGATGTACCCGGTTTCCACGTCCTCATTGGTGATCTGGATTTTGATGCGCTTGCCAGCGTCGTTGCCGGTGCTGTCGGTCGCATCCTCGATGCCGAGGATTTTAAGGGTCTGCTTCTGGTCTTTCACGTCGGTCAGCGCGGCCAGCGATTCGGCGGCCGTAGTGCCTGCACCGCCCACGGCTTTAGTGATCGTCATGGTTGCGCCGGAAAGCACTTCGGACATCATGTTCGTGCCGACGTTGGTATAGAGAGAATTGTTCCAGCTCATGTGTTACCTCCAATTTTGATTTCAATTTGCTGCCGGAAAGCCGCCACGCCCACCGGGGCCGGGGCCGTTGCTGTATGGTCTGCCGGGCGAATGTCGCCCTTGATGTATGCTGCCATCTGCATACGGTAGGCGGCGCAGCCCGCCGGGGCGTATGTGGTGGCCTTGTGGTCTTTCGGGCGCAGGATGCCAGCAATTCGGGCGGCTTCCTGCTGACGAATGCTCCACAGCCCGGCTTTCGCGTAGGTAGTGGAAAGCAGCTCACGGGGGCGCAGCGTGCCCACGATGGGCACGGCCACGCGCTGGGCCGTGCCGTGGTAGCCTGCGCCGATGTAGGAGTGAGCGGCCGACGACGTATAGCGCAAAAATAGCCTGTACATGATGTGCGCAGGTATCTTTTTGGAGAGCATATTCAAAACGTCGTTGATAAGGACGGTCGCGCCCTGTCCACAGGTCAGGTCGATGTAGAGCATATTATTCCCGGCTTCGTCGAACGGCTCAAGCCGGACATCTGCTGTGGCGTCGGAGTAGGCCGCTATCATCTCCTTGATGGTGGCCGATGAGATGCGGCCAAAACCTGCAAAGTAAGGCTTGATGATCTTCTTGCGTTCATCGAGCGTTTTTGTGCCATCATTGTGGATTTCAAGAAATTCCTCAAGGTCGGAAATGGCAGCCTCATCCATGTGCTCGATAAAGTTGTTCAGGTAGTTTTGCTCGATCTGGGCTTTCGCGTCGTCCAGCAGTTTCCCTTGTGCGTTGAGGATTGCGACCATTTCTAAAACGTCGCGGTAGTAGCGCGGGTAGTAGGAGATCAGCTCTTCATAGCTACTGCCGAACTGGTTTCCGTAGAATCTCAAGAAACGGTCACCTCCCCCAGAACGGGGATAGCGTTATCGCCGGGGGCGATGTTGCTTGTGCCACCGTTGATGGTAAGGTCGGAGTAATCCAGTATAGCGTCCTGCTCAATGATGATTGCGCCAATGCGGGCGGCGCGGATGATAACATCTTCGGCGGCTGCGACGTTCAGCGCGAGGTCTTCAAGGTATGCTTCCAAGGCGGCCTTGACCTGATTCTTTGCGATGTCCTTTGTATAGCCACTGGCAAGATCAGCGGAAAAGGAAACGTCGATGCTCATTTCGCGGGCAGAAACCGCCGTGAAGTGTGCGCCAAGGTTCGCGACGCCGTCACCTGTACCGTCACCCACGGTATAGGTATAGCCGTCCACGTTGGCGGTATAGCCGCGCGTGGCAGGATCGATGTAGTTTTGCACCTCTTTAACCTTTTCACTGGAACAGGCCCGGCCGGACGAATCAATCAGAACAGCCTTGACCGTGTTCGGACCGTTCCAAAGGGGGTAGATTCTGGCGTGTCCGATGCCGTCGATGGACTCGCACCACGATTTGTAGTGCTGCTTGTTTCCGTTTTCGGCTGGGCCTGCAATTTTTTCTTGCACGCGGGTGCGCAGGCTGTCGTCGTCCTCTTCCTCTGTGCCACTTTCGATCAGCTCGCCAAAGGTCGCAGCTGTCATGCCCGCGATTTCGTTTACAGGTATGGCAGCCGTTCCACTGCTGATAAGTGGTTCAGCCCCGGCTGCTTCGGCTTGCAGGTAATAGTAGCCGTCGTCGCTGTACATGAGGACGAAATAGGAGCCGTCATTGTAAAATCGTTCGCCGACGGACGGCTTTTCGCCCTCATAGGAGAAATGATACTTTGCAGGGGCCGCAGGATGGCGGGCAATACCGTACTCTGCCGCCTTTACGGTCAGCTCCTCGCCAACTGCGCGGACGATAGTCACAAGCCTGCCCTGCGTTTCGATATCCGTGTAAAGCCGCGCGATGGTGAGGCAGATGCCAGCAACAGAATCGTAGTAGATGCTGCCCTGCCGGGTGTCAATGCCAGGCGGCGCGTTGTTTAAGACTTCTTTCAGGATGTCTTCATAGGATTTGCTCATTAGATCACCTCCTCGATTTTGGCTTCGCCGTAAATGGTGTCGGCGGTAAACTCAATGTTTGCGTGGTCTTTTTCAAACTCAATCGAAAAGTCGTGGCATTCGAGAATGCGGGTGTCCGGGGCCAGCGCGTCTTTGACAAATCCCTCGATGACGGATTCGGCATACTCACGGCTGGCGTCCTTTGCAATGACCGCGTCCTCGATCTCACTCCCGTATTGGTTATTATAGATCAGGCACTTGAAACGTGGGGTAATGATGGCTTTTCGGATGGCCTGCTGTACGGCTTCAATGTTGTTCACAAAGCCGACAATCCTCCCCGCGTCAAGGTCAAGACGGTACGTTTTGGACGGCTTTTCCTGCGCGTCCTGTACGCCCGCTATGTTGATAGGAATATAAACGGCCATTTCAGATGTCCTTTCCTGCTACCTGCCCCGCAACGCGGTCAAGGACGTAATAGACCTTGCCGTTGCAGAGCGAAAGCAGGTAGACTTTATCGTCCTTTTGCAGGTGGTTATAGACTTTCAGGGTCATTTTGTAGGCGTTCAGCTTTTCGACATAGTGCTTGTGCTTGACTTCGGATGTGTTGCCACCGCGAGAATCGACATGCAGATGGCCGCCGTCAACTTTCGTGTATGTTTCATTCCGCAGCTCGCCCCTGTCCCCCATCGTATAGTCCGCGTGGGTGGTATAGTCGGTGAGGTGCCAAGGTACGATAAGCTGATTGCCGGAGATAATGAGCTTGCTGTCGTTTTCGGCGGTGATCTCCAAGGGGTCCGCCTTTGTAACAGTGCCCTGCAGGACGGCAGAGCCAGCAGGTATCATGCTCTGAAAAATCTGCTTCAAGCTAGTTTCAGCCATTGGTTTTGCCCTCCTGTCCCTTGATTTCTGCCGCCGTGGTGAGGGTCACGCTCATGGTGTGCAGATTGTCCTCAAAATAGTGGTCGTCGTCGTCCACATAATAGGCGCGGTTCATGTTCAGGTGCGGAATGCGCACCAGAATTGCCTTGCCGGATATGACGTCAGCGTCGCCCAAAATGTTGAGATCGAGCGTTTCCTCTGGCTTGTCCAGCGTGTTAAGGACGCTGCCCACAAGGTCAGTCACCTGCGCTTTGGTGAGCGATTCGTCCGGCTGCTGGATTTCCTGGAAAATGCCGATCTTTTTTTCAAGATCGGCGTTCGTCTTTTCTGCGATGGTCGTTCCCTCTTTCGAGATCATCTTGACGCGGGTCTTGATGTTCTCAATGCTTTTTGTGTAGGAGTAGTCATACAGGTTGGCTTCCCCATCGACAACAAAGGAAATAACCTGATCTTTGCGCTGCAAAAGGGAGAGCTTGCCGCCGTCGCTGCTGACATAGTGCCGGATGCCAGTTGCCTTATAGTCAAGGCTAAGAGCGTCCAAAACGGCGTCCTGCCCGGTTGTTTTGCTCTTGGTAAGCTCCGGGATTTTGTAGTTGCACTTTGCTACATCCCCGGTCGGGATGCCGAAACGAGAGCAGACGTCGGTAAAGACTTCATCAGCAGTTTTGTTTTTGTAGACAAAGGTGTCCTTGTTGTTGGCAAGGTAGATACCGTTATCGTAGGCGGTGTATTTGAGCTGCTTTTTGCTGCTTTGGCCCTGATTCAGCAGGATGCCGCGAAAGCGTTCCTGTCCGTCCACATAGAAAACGCACTGGTTGCCATCTTCCACGTCAATTCCGCTGCGGGCGTGTTTGTAGCCGTTATCGTCGATCATGGTCACGGTCAGGGTGCGGGCAGAACTTCCCTTGCGGCCTTTCCAGTGGACAGACTTCACAAGGGCTGTCATGTCCGTTGTGGTGTCGCCCTGAATCAAAAGCAACTGAATTTTTGCCATGCGCGGCCCTCCTTTACGGAATTTTCAAGACCTGCCCGGGCCGGATTAGATTCGGATTGCTGCCGATCAGGGACTTGTTTGCGGTGTAGATGCTGGAATACTTTGCACCATCGCCATAGAAAGACTTTGCGATGTTGTACAGGCAGTCCCCCTTTTTGACCGTGTAGGTCTTTGGGGTGGACGTGCTGTCAACGCGGGCCGTGGTGTTCTGCACAGTGGCAATGAGGGAAGAATCAACCGAAACTGCTTTCAAGGAAACTTCCCTGTACTCCTTGAGAGTGATGTCGTAGGAGAACGTGCCCACGTCGCCGCCGCTTTCGGAGTAGTTGAAACTTTCGATGGTACAGTACAGGTTGATATAGTTCCCGGTACTGATAAAGTGAATCGGCACTTTGCTTTTCTTCCACCGCTCGATCATACGGATGTAGAGGATAGGCGGCACGGTGATGATGGACTTGATGCCGGGGAAATAGCCCGCCGGGAAAAAGCTGGAAAAACTGAACTGCAGGGCCGGGCGGCTTTGCATGATCGTGATTTCTCCAAGCCCGGTAAGGTCAATGCTCTGGTTATTGGAGCCGTTCTTGACGTTGAATTTTTCAGGCAGCACGGGCAGCCTGATTTTTTCGCGTTCGGCGTTCCAAGTGAACCAGATTTGATATTTAATACTCATACGACAACTGGCCCTCCTCAAAAATCTCCTGTTTGAGAATGCCCATCAGAACAGGCTTGATGTTGTCGGTAATCAGCTCCAGAACATCGTTTGCGGTCATGCCGCTGCCAGAGCCGCCAGAAACCTCCACAGAGCCTTTTCCGACAAGCTCAAGGATGATTTTCTTGACGGTCTCGCCGGGTGCGTTCTGGCTGCTCTGTGCGCCCGATACCGCAGCATTCGCGGCAGGCTGTACGTTGAGCGGTGCCGAATCCAAAACGCTGCTGTAGGCCGCCGCCGGGCGGGCAACGCTGCTTTCAACGCCAGTATAGGCGGCGTCGATTGCGGACAGGTCGGAGTTTTTGCCGGATACGACGTCATAGGCTTTCGAGAGGATGCCGGAAAGCATAGACTCCGGGGAAGATCTGTCCGGGATGTCCAAACTTATGCCAGAAATAGCTTGCAAGATGCGGTCGGTTTCTTCGGTCGGGAAAACGGTGCTCCCCTGCTTGCCGACAATCAGCTCCGGGCCATTCTCGCCAGCGATGAAAACATTTTCAGCGTCGGTTGTGCCGCCTGCATGGCCGGGCACAGTGGTCGTTGGAGTGGTGGACGGCGTGTAGGTGGTGCTGTTCTGCAAAGCAAGGGCCACAGATGCGGCCACATCCTTTGCAGCGGCTACGGCGTCCTTTTTGCCATCCTTCAGCTTCTGGACGTACTCGGCAATGGTGTCCTTTGCAGCCTTCCCGGCTTCGTCGGACATATCGAGAGCGTCTACTGTGCCCTCCATTTTTGCCTGAAACTCGTCCAGCTGGCCCTCGTAGTCCGTTACCCAGTCGGCGGTAGCCTGCGCTGCGGCGTCCTGCTTCGCGGTGACGTCAGCCAGCGTGTTTGCCAGCTTCGACACGGCGTCCTTGTTGCCACTGTTGATGGCACTCACCATGCTGGCAGCCAAGCCTGCGGCCTGTTCGCTGCCATCCTGGACGTAGGACATCAAAGCCTTGTAGTTCTCCTCGGTGATGCCCAGATCGTCGGCAGAGGTAGCTTTCAGGGTTTCGATGTTGGCCGTGTAGGTGTTCCAGTAGTTGAGCTGAGAATCAAGCGCAGCTTGCGCCGCCTTGACGTTGGAGTTCAGATAGTCCTCGGATTTAGTGGACGCTTCATCGAATAGCCCGAACTGGCCCTCAAAGCTGTCCTTTGCGGCTTCGTAGGCGGTGTTGTAGGCTTCGCAGAGCTTTTCCACGTCAGAGCGGACATCGCTGTAAGCCTGCGATACAGCTTCCTGTGCAGAAACAATCTCGTCGCCTGCGGCTTTGGCGTCCTCGGCCTGCTGGTTGTAATACTTGTCGATGACTTCGAGCCGGTCGTTCGTGTCGTCAAGGGTCTTTTGCAGCTCGCCCTGCTTGTCCTGATACTTTTGCAGCTCCTCGTTCGCAGCGTTGAGGTTTGCGGCCTGTTCAGACCACTGTGCGGAGATGGTAGCCATGCCGGTGGGGTCTTGTGCGTACAGCTCGGCGATGTAGTCCTCATAGACCTTCTGGGCTTCGTTCACGCGCTCCTGCGCGGCGGCGATAGCTGCATCATTTTCCTTGATGGCTTCTTGCTGGGTAGCCTGCTCTTTCAGCAGGTCTACATACTCCTGATACTTTTCGGTTTTCAGTTCCTGCTCGGCCTGCTGCTTCGCCATTTCCTTGACGTTGGCAATAGCTTTGCTCTGGTTGCTGGTCAGGTCTTCGTAGGTGAGGTTCAGGCCATCAATGCTGCTGTTCAGCTCGTCGATGATGGCTTCCATCTGGGCCTGCTTCTCGGTGCTGTTGCCGGTGGAGCTTGCCAGTGCGTCGAGCTGGGCGGCCAGTGCAAGGTTTTCGACCTCGCTGTCATGGATGGCCTGCGTATTGCTGCCGAAACTGTCGATCAGGTCATCGTGCTTGCTGATTACAGCGTCGATCTGGGCCACATACTCGTCCACGCTCTGACCGTTGTTGTCCAGCGATGCGGAAAGCTCGTCGATGCGGTATTTCAGGGTGGATGCCTGATCGGACGTGTCGCCGTAGGTGCGGCAGGCTTTGTCATACTGCTCTTTGAGGGATTCCAGTTCTTTGGTCTGCGCGGCGGTGGTGGCGGTCATGGACATGGCTTCGTCGTAGGTGTCCTCATACTTGTCGCCAAGCATGGTGACGGCGGCGGTCAGAGCCGTAACAGCAGCGGCAGCCACCAACAGGCCGGGGGCAAATGGCGAAATAGCCGACACGAACGCTTTGACGGTGGAGCTGCTTGCAAAGACGAAAGATGCGGAAACGCCAGCGACGCCAATAGCCACGGTTCCAAGACCTGTGCCGACCGCAGTCAGGGCCTTTACCACATTGGGATGCTCAGAGAGGAAGTCACCCACGTTGCCGTAGAGTTCGGCCAGTTCAGCAGATGCGTCATGGATGATAGGCTCCAAAGTCTGGGTAAAGGCGACATTCATCTTGTTGTTGGCCTTTTCCCACTTTTCGGACAGGCTTTCACCTGCGGCGGCGGTCTTTTCCAGAGTGCCAGCAGCTTCATCCAGTGACCCGGTGAGGGTGTCGGTGGTGATAGCACCGTCGCGGATGGCCCGCGCAAAGTCCACACCGACCTTGCTTCCAAAGACTTCCACGGCCTTTGTGGTGGCTTCGGAGCTGTCTTTCATGTTGGCAATTTCGGTGATGGTATCTTGCAGGGCTTCTTGTGCGTCCAGACCATCAGCAGCAAAGTTCTTCACGGCGGTTCGCATGGCCGTTATGGTGGACGTGCCCTCGACGCCGTAAAGCTCCATCTTTGCCAGCAGGCCGATGGCGTTTTCGAGCGATAGGCCCATTTCCTGCAAGGACGATGCGCCGGTGATCAGGGTATTACTCAGGGTCGTGACGGACAGGCCAGAGATTTGGCCCGCATAGGCCAGATCATCAAGGACGTTCGGCAGCTTGGAAGAATCCTCGCCCCATTTGTTCATCACCTTTGTGACGAGCTGCACAGAGCCGACGACATCCTGCCCGGTGATGTCGGCAAAGTCCAGAAATTGCCCGGTGACGTCGGACAGCGTGTCGCCAGTGTAGCCCAGTCGGGTATTGATTTCGCCAACTGCTCCGGCCACGGCGTCGAGTGCATCGTCATTGCCGGAGTAGGCTTTGAGCATACTTGTGCCCAGACTGTCCAGCGCGTCCCCGGTCGCGCCGGTGGCGTTCACGATGATTTTTTCCGCGTTGCTGTAAGTATCGGTCAAGTCGTAGACCGCAGAGGTGATCTCCTTGATGGTGGCCGTTATGCCGGCCGCTGCAAGGGCCTGGGCGATGGTTTCAACTGCTTCAGCCCCGGTCTTGCTGGCCTTGTCCGCTTCGTCGCTTGCCTTTTGGGTGGACTTTGCCAGCGCGTCGGTGGCGTCGCTGGCCTTGCCGTTGGCGGCTGCCAGAGATTCGGCAGCATGGCCCGCCTGCTCTGCGGCGGCTTCCAGCTTGTCAAGGTCTTCCGTGCCGGATGCCATGACCTGCTGGTAGTTCTGCATCGCGGCGTCGGCGTCAAGCTGGGCCTGTGCAAGTTCTTTGAGGGCTTCCGCTGCTGCATCGCTGGCGGCTTTCAGTTCGTCCTTTGTTTCGGCAGAGAGCTTTTCGTTCTGCATGAGGTCATCGAGCTGGTCGCCCGTTTTCTTGATGGACGCGGTCAGCTCGTCATGGATGCCGGCCGATGCTTCGACGGACTTCGAGAGTTCATCGGACGACTTTTCGCAGAGGGCCATCATGTCGTTCAGGTCGTCCAGCGCGGCGGTGGACTTGACGCCCATATCGACAAGCTCCTGCGTGGAGTATGTGGCTTCCATCATGGCTTTATCGTAGCCGCCGACCGCGTTCGTCCAGTAGTCGGTTTTCTGGGCCGCGTCGTCCGCTGCAGCATTGTATTTTTCGAGGATGCTTGTCGCCCCGTCCAAGGACGATTCAACAGAGCTTGCAGAGGATGAAATTCCATCCAGAGCCGCACTCGCTGCATCTCCTGCCGATTCCCAGTTGTCCAGCATGGCTTCGCCAGTTGCGGCAATGCCCTCCAGCTTTTGGCTCATTTCGTCGATAAGCTGGAATTTTGCTGTTAAGTTTGCCATTTAGTCCTCACCTCCTCGCGGCTTCAGCTTGTATGCGGGCAAACTGCTGTTCTTCATCGACAACAAGCTCGGATGCGATGTAAAAAAGCTGCATCTTTCGCGGCATGGCGTCGTACTCTTCCGGGCGTAGGCCGTGACGTTGCCAAAGCGTGTGTGCCCAGTAGCCATCAGAGCCAGCCGCCTTTATCAGTTTTTTGCATCGTTCAGGGTGTCTTCATCCTTCGGAGCTTCGACAATACCAAGAGCCTGCAGAACGTGCTTGGTAACGTAGTCGTAATCCTTGTGGTTGTTGAACACAAGCAGGGGCATATCGGTGATGTCCACGCACTTGTAGTAGTCCATCAGGGCCTTGTCGTCCAGCTTCGGGTACTGCAAGGCAGCCACGACGATATGCCGCAGGGAACGTGCAGGGTCGCGCTCGGTACGCCAGACGACTTCGCCGCCATCGACAATCGGGTTGCCCTTCTTGTCGGTGGCAATGCTGCGCTTGCGGTAGATGTTATTGATCTTGTCGATTTCGCGCTGGGGAAGCACTTTGACCTCAAACTCGATGGGGTTGCCCTCATCGTCCTTAAAGGATTCGGGGCCGGTAAAGGTGACGATCTGCTCCTCCTGCGGACGCATGAAGAACTTCAGACTTTTGTTTGCAGTAGCCATAATGTTAAAACCTCCATAAAAAGAAAAAGCCGCCCCTTTCAAACGTGATTCGTCAAAAGGGGCGGCTTTGCATTCAGTTTGTTGTTGTGATGTTTTCATAGCGGTAAAAATCGCCCTTTTTCACCGCTGTGGCGGCTTACAGGAAGTCGCGGGCGTTAAAGGTCAGGCTGTCGGTGACGACGTCACCGTTGCTGTCCAGAGAGGTCAGCTGCATTGCACCAGTCGGAACGCAGCCGACAAAGGTACAGACGTCGTTGCCGTACTTGTCGAAAAAGTCGGAATCGCCGTCACACATGATGCCCTGAATAGTGATTTCAGGGGTCTTGCCGGTGTCCTTGTACTTTTTGATGACATCCTTAATCCACGGGTTAGAGCGGTGGCGGGTCAGTGCAACGGTGATGTTGTAGCCCAGCCAGCGGGTGCTGTTGGATTTGTCGCCCAGCTGCTTGCCGCTCCAAGTGTCGGGAGTGAAAACGCCGCTTGCGCTGACAGAATCAGCAGCTTCGACACCGTCGATGATGATTTTACCATCACGGATGGAAATCGGGCGCACATTATAGTCCATGGTTTATGCTCCTTTCTGCTTAGTGGGTGTGGACGGTGAAGAACAGCTTTTCGGCACTGTCCACAGGCTGCAGGTTGACGTCGAAATAGGTCATGTCGCCATAGGATGCTTCACGGTCAACAAGAAAATCCGCGTCATAATCCACGTTGGTGATCGCGCCGACATCCTCAAACTGCTTCAAGATGGACTTGCCGACGCCCTCCATGATGTCCCAGCCGACAGGGCTGTTGGCGTACTTGTTGGGCGGGAAGTTGAGCTGTACGGATTCCTGGAACGTGTCCATGACGCGGATGACACGGTTCTTGCGGTAGGTTTCATCCTTCGGCTGCTTAAAGCTGGTCAGGCTGTTGATGTCGTACTCGGCGATGATCTTGTTTTCCTCGGACACAGAGAAAGCAAAGTGTCCCTTGTTGATGGCGTCCACATATTCCTCGTGGGTCAGAGCCGGGTTCAGGCCAGTTGCGCCATCGACTGCCTTATAGGTCAGGCTTTCGGTGTAGGACGCGCCAGCGGTTGCGCCTGCCACCCATGCACAGGCTTCAGCAGCGGACAGGTTGTCGTCGTCGATGGAGTAGCCATTCTTGACGGAGATAATGCCCTCGTAGTCTGCGGCAAAGTTAGGAACGACGGCCTGTACACCGCGGCCCATGCTTTCACGCAGATATTTGATCTTCGTCTTGATGGCCGCCTGCAAGCTGCTGTCGGTGGTGGGAATGGCGACGGTGTTGAACTTGACGCCCTCCAGCGTGTCCAGAAATGCAGTGACGTCGGAGTTCTGCGGGGTGGCGTCCGTGCCGCCGGTGAGGTTCATCGCGGCGACGGCTGCCAGTGCGCCGGAACCAGTAAAGGTGACGTATTCACAGTTCTGGGCGATCAGGTCGTCCACGGTGGTCAGGCTCTCGTAGAACGCAACGGTGTTGCCCGCCAGACTGACGGTGACGTCAAAGCCTTCCACGGGGTTTGCGGCCACGGTGACGGTCAGAGCATTGCCACGGCTGCCGCCGTATTTTGCGGTGGCGGTCAGGGTGGGCGTGGCTTCATTGGTCGCGGTTGCTTTCGTGCCATCCTTTACGATGTAGACCAGCACCTTGTTTGCGTTCTTGAAAGCCTCGCGGATCAGAAGCATCTGGCGGTTGGCGTCGCTGTCATAGACACTAAAGCCCAGCTTTGCATAGGCTGCATCCGGGCCAGCGTTGGTCAGCTCGATGTAGGTGCCAGCGGGGCCATAGGCGGGCTTCATCAGCGGGATGATGGCGGTACCGCGCTCGCTGGTGCCGACGGTATCGGTGCGCTCGCTCTTGAAATTGATGTAGGTGCCGGGCCGGGTCTTTCCGGCCAGCTTGTCAAACTTACCACCAGCCATTATTTGACCTCCTTTGCGGCCCATGCGTCGATGCGGGCCTTGATATCTTCTTTGGTATACTCACCGTCGGGCAGGTCAGCGGTTGCGCCTGCAAAGACGCAGGACGACACGCCAAAGACTGCACGGCAGTTCTTGCGCAGGGATTCCAGCGGGAACTTCGCCGCTGCCTGTTCAGTGGTTGCTTTGGATGCCATACAAAACCTCCTGTTCTGCTTTCGCAGCATCATAAGACCTCTTGATCTGGGTTTCGATCTCGTAGGTCTGCATCATTGTTTCGGGTGCGTCTGCAAACGGCTTTCTGGCTGTCCAGTCGATTTGCAGCTGTACCGCGCTTTCGTCCACGGCCCGCAGGGTGGGGTCACGGATGCGGATATACTTCCCTGTCGGCTTGCCAGATTCGTCGATCAGCGGGACCCTGTTGCGACGTTCCAGCAGAGCGTTCAGAGCCGTGTAGCCAAGCTCGTATGCGTCCTCTTTCGTGCGGTGAAAGAATTTGACGAAAAGGGAAAAATCCAGTGCGTAGGTGTTCAGCGTGTCGCCGCTACTGCCGATGTCCGGGCGGGGAAAGTAGATTGCCGGGACACGGAACTGTTCGGGCACGTTGTTGTAGTACGGGGCCGGGTTGCCGCTCTTTTCGGTCAGAAAACGCATGATGCTGGCTAAGTCCTGTTCCAGCATGAGTTCTCCTTTTTTGTGGGTTTCGTTCGGTCAGATGGCCCCAAAACTGGCATGATGGCAAAATGAAATCGACTTCCCGGTGCTGGAAAGTCGATTACTCGAAATATTCATCAAGCCAAGTTTGGAGCTTTGCGTCCAGCAGGTCGGGCATCATCTTGTCGAGGATGCGCAACGCGCTTTCCCAGTAGTGCTTGCCCTCGACCCAGTGCTGTTTCAGCACCATGCCGCCCTCTGCGGATGGGTCGTAAATGAAGCGGCCATCGTCCAGCCAGTAGCCGGGGACAAAGCGGTACTGTACGCCTTTGGGGTTCGTCCAGTGGCCGTCGTTGACGTAGGACGCATAATCGACGTTTGTGCCGACTTCAAGCGTCAGGTCGCCGTCGGAAAGCTCCCAGACGTTGCCCTGCTCCCCTTTCTCAAAGGACGCCAGCAGTTGGCGTGTGTCCATGACCTTTCGCCGGACAATTTCGTCTTGCAGGATGCGCAAGAACTCGTTGCCAAGGCCCTCCAAGAAAAGCTCCATTTCGCGCTTAAAATCCCCGGATGCGGCTTTGCCCATCTTCTGGAAAAAGGCGCGAAATTCGGAAACGTCCACGTTGACGGTCGCCATCACAAATACCTCTGCTGGCCCTTTGCGGTGACATAGACAAAAATGTGGTGGCCGTGGACGTCGTGCGGGATTTCCGCGATGTACTCATAGCCGTTCTTCTTGTCGATGATCTTATCGTTCAGGCGCACGTCCGTCCCGGTGGGCAGGGTCAGCTTGATGCGGGATTCCTTGACGTTGACCGGGGCGGTCTGGTTGATGGATGTGCTTTCGCTCTTGACGCCGAAATGACAGGCGACGCCGGGGACGTCCGGCTCTGCCGGGTAGGAAAAGGTCGGCTGTTTGTTCAGGCCATAGCCGGGGGAGCCTGTGTCTTTCTGCACATGGTAGATGTTGCACAGGTCGTTGAGAAATTGTTCAAATGCCATGTTGTGCCCCCTTACAGCCGCCGTATACGCATGGTGACTGTGCCGTTGGCTGCTGCCACGACGTAGTCGTCCAGCAGGGCGGCCAGATCGAGGTTGCGGACTTCGATGTCCGAATGATCGGCCGAATAGCTGTAATCGTCAAAGGTTTCGGATTTCAGCGTTTTAGAGGACGTCAGCGCGGCATTGTGGGCGTAGGCTTCGGCCAGCAGGATGCAGGCGGTCTTGACGCTCTCCGGCAGCTCGTCCATGTCCAGCAGCCCCTTGTTGTGGGTGTAGGTCAGGATGTACTGTTCAGCGCGGGAGATGTCCACGGTCAGCTTTGCGTCCGTCCGTGCGACGACTTCCGGCGTTTCGGAGTATTCACGCACCTGCTCCGGGGTTATCCAAGGACGTGCGGGCATGGGTCAGACCTCCCCAAAATCCGGCTCGGTGTCGTCGGCTTCTGCCGGGACGGTGACGGTCTCGGCGGCCAGCGTGTCGATTAGCTCGGCCTTTTTCGTGGTCTTCGTGACCGGGACGTCCATGTCATTTGCCAGACGCTTCAACTCGGCAAAGGACAGGCTTTCGAGGTAGGCCCGGTCAAGGGTGGCCGGGGTGCTGCCATCGTCGGCCTGCTCCCCTGCCGGGGTCAGCGGGATGGTGTCGGCGTCAGCGGGGGCGGCCGTGTCCTGTTCAGCCAGAACATCGACCAGATCAAAGTAGCCGCTGCGCAGGGCGGCGGTTTTAATGGTTTCATCTGCGGTAAAAACATCGGGTTCCTGCCGCGTGGCATTGACCACGCCAGTGTAGGACATAGCGTTTTTCAGTCTGAGGTGGTACGTCATTCTGTTCTCCTGCCTTTCGTATCAGCGGGGCCAGATCACTTAATGTTGGTGATGATGGCAGCCGCGTCCAGCTCCTCGATGATGGGGTCAAAGTCAAAGTGGACAACGTAGAAACGCTTGTCCTTCATAATGGCTTCCTTGCCCTCCACGGTCTTTCTGATCTTCATGCCGTAGGTGTTGACGACGATCAGGTTCTTCGGGTCGGTCAGAATGATCTTGTCATCAGGCAGGGACGGGCACTCGACGACAGGCACCTTTGCGGGGCTGTTGTAGATGGAATCAGGCACCGCGCCGCCCTTGTCGATGATCTGGTTCAGCAGGTGCAGCTCCCACTCCTGCGCACGATGGGGGGACATCAGCCAGCGCAGCTTGCCGTTGTTGTACTTGTTCGGCATAGCGTGCAGGGAGTTGTAGAACATATCCAGCGTCATGGAGTTGTTCGCGGTGGCGTCCACGACGTGTGCGCCCTCACGCAGCTGCTTAATCCAGCCGTCATTGACTTTCAGGAAGTCGGCGTCGCCGGTAGTGCCAAGGGCCACGGCATCAGTGCCAGTCCATGCGCCTGCGCTGTGGGCTGCGGTGAACTCGTAGACCTTGCCGTCGTTGGAAACGAGGTCGCCTTTCTGGTAGGCGGTGGACGCGCTGAAAGTCTTGACCTTTGCGAACTTCTCGTCGCCGTTCAGGTACAGGTCGAGCGCGTCAATGCCGGTCTGGGTGGTCATCATGTTGGTGATGATGTTCTCAAGGTTCTGGCCCTCGATGTTCTCGCGCAGAGTTTCCTCGGTGATTTCCCAAGGCAGACGAACAGGGGTGCAGGCGTACTTGATCGAGGTGGTGTTCACGCCTGCGCGGTAGCCGTCGTCGGTGTCCTCGGTCTTCTCACGCAGCAGGCGGGATGCAATGCCGATCTTGTCGATCTCGCCGGAACGTGCGGTGCGCATTTCGTGGCGAACAAGGCCGCCCAGCGTGGTGGCTTCAAAGGTCTGCTGAATGAACTTGCGGGCCTGCTCACTGGACAGGATGCCCGCGCCTGCGCTGGGGGTAAAGTCACCGGTGTTGATGGCGTTGCGGATGATGTCTTCAATGGAACGCGGCATATTGGTGTCCTCCTTTTTCACTTACAGGATGCCGTGCAGGTAGCATTCATCCTGCGCGGCGGACTTCTGGACAGTGCCGGATGCACCGTTCAGGTTGGTGGGGTTGGCGCGGCTGTTCAGCACTGCGCTGACGGACTTTGCGACGATGCCGTCGATCAGGTCGGACAGGTCGGCTTTGGTGAGCTGCTGCTCCTGCTTCTGTTCCGGCTCCTGCTGGCCCAGTGCCTTTTTGATGGCTGCATCAACGGCGTTCTGGACAAAGTCCGGGGTGATTTCCTCGTCCGCTGCCTTTGCGACGGCGGCCGGGGCCTGCTGCTCGGTCTGCTGCTGGCCCAGTGCCTTTGCAACGGCTTCCTGCACCAGCTTTTCGGCTTCGCTCTTGGTCATGGTTTTGCCCTCCTTAGTGGTTTTGGTGGTTTCGATGGATGTATCGTCGCCCGACGTTTTGTTGTCGGGGTCGTCGGTTTTGTTATCGGACGCGGCAGAATCGTTGCCAGCAGCAGCCTTTTTGTTATCGTCCGCTGCCTGCTTCTTGTCCTTGCCCTTGTCGGCTTGCTGGTCGTCCTCGGCCGTGCCGGTATCGCCGCCGGGTTTGTCCTTGTCGGGGTTTGCATCGACGGACGCAAGGAACGTGCCCAGACTGTCATACAAGCCCTGCAAGGCTTCCCGGTTCTTTGCGCTCAGGCTGCGGCCGGCCTTTTCGATGCGGCCCAGCTCCGGGGTGGGCTTGCATTCGAACAGGGATTTGGTCAGGGGCTTTTCGCTGCTTGCATCGGTCAGCAGGTTGGTGATGATCGTGCCGAACTCTTCCAGCGCGGCCTTGATGGCGTCTTCGTCGGTCTGGTAGGTGTAGGCCCCGGTGTAGCTGTTGTAGCTGTACAGGGCACTGCGCAGAGCGTCAAAGGCGTTCCAAAAGCTGCTGCTCGTGTTCGACTGCTTAAAATTGTCAGTGACCGCGCCCTTTTCGACGCGGCCCTGTGATTTGGTTACAGATGCGCTACTCAAATCGGTGTCCTCCTGTGCATATACGCCAAGGCCGCCCATCGAAAGCCCGGTGATTTCGCCGTTCTGGATGGACTGCCAAAGGCTGTCGTCGTTGATCTCTATGGTCATCAGCCAAGTGCCCTCTTTGACGGTTTCGCCGTCGATGTCGCAGTCAGATTTTGCAATCCAGCTTTCGACAACAGCGGTTCCCTCTTCGGACACAAAGTTGTGCTGCAAATCGACCTTGTTGCCGTTTTTGGCAAACCAAAAGGCTGCCTTTGCGATTTCGTCGGCGGTCATATAGTTACCGTGGGCGTCCTCGGTCATAGGCTCGTAGACGATGCCGGTCACAAAATGGCGGTTGTCGTCGGACTTGATGATTCTGCCGTATGTGGTAAAGGCCGCCTTGCCGTCCTCGTTTTTGACGATAAGAAAAGGCCGCTTGTTGGCGGCCTTATCGACAAGGGACACGAAAGAGATTCGCGCGTCTGTGATTTCTTTTGCCTTGTTTACAGGTTTTGCCATGTGCTCACCTCCTTTTCCTGTTTTCGGGCAATATAAAAAGCAGCGTTGCCGCTGCTTTTTATCAGGTATTAGGTTCAGCCGGGGGTTCGGTCTTTTCGTCCTGCATTGCGGTGGGCAAAACGACCACGTTCGGGCTGTCCAGAATGGCTTTGACCTCATCCAGATCAGTGCCGGGTAAAAGCTCCAGCTCCAAAGTGGGAACTTCATCGACAGCATGATGCAAAGTGTAAGACCTGATCATGCCGGAAAGTTCCATGCCGTCCAGCTTGATGCTGGGATAGCTCACGCGGGCTTCATCAATGGTTACGATCATGTTTATTCATCCTCAATTCCGGCTTTCGCCTTGTTTTGTGCGTCCAGCTCGGCTTCCCATTCGTCGTCCATGTCGTCGATGGCCTGCTGTTGGAGCTTTTTCCGCTCTTCCAGTGGCAGGCCCAGAATGTCCTCCGAAACAATAGGCTGCTGGATGCAGTGGCAGTTGATGCGTTCGCCTGCGGGCAGGATAACGTCACGCGGGTACATGGGATGGTAGACGATGCCGTCGGCTCCAATCAGCTCAAAAGGCTGGTCTTTGGCGACGATCTGGCCGTCCATGTCGATATGATTTTGCCGGGGTTCGTTGCGGTAGTTTCCGGTGTGCATCCAGCCTTTGCTTTCAACAGCCGGGGACTGCATAAAGGCTTCCTGCTGGGCGACGCTGTGCGCCCCCAGAATTTCAGTGACCGCCACCCGGCGGGCGCGGTAGTGGGATGTCCAGTATTCTCCTTTGCCCTCTTTTTCCATGCTGGAGTTTATGAGGTCAACGCAAAACTGGGAGATGTTTCCGCCGTTGCTGATTTCCTTTTTGAGCATGGCTTCCAGCTGGTCTTTGCTGGTCGTCCTCATAAGGCCTGCCAGCTCGCCGCTCCAGTTTTCAATCCATGCGGTCGTGCGCTTTGATACCCGGTCGAGTTTCAAGCTCTTGTCGGTCTGCTTCAGGTAGTAGGCCGCGTATTCGGGCAGGAACTTGGACAGGCGGGCAGCAAAGGCTTTGCTCAATTTGGCGGTTGCAGGGGTGGCAGCAGTTACAGCCGGGAGTTTCTTTTCAAACTCATCCAGGCTGCCAGCCGCTTTAGCTTCTCGAACAAAGTAGTCCGTTTCCTCGGTGAGTATGTCGGCCACGTCGTCCTCAATATCTTGCGCGTATTGGAGCGTTTTCTTTGGTTTCGCATAGCCTTCCTTTCCCAGCTGCTTAGACAGGTCATTGTCGGCCTTGCGGATATAGGCGTCAATGGCCTTTGTTATGCGGTCGCAGTAGCACGGACGGATAACAAGACGCTGTTTCACTGTTCGCCCTCCTGCTGCTGTTTGAGATCGACCAGCAGCTTCCGAACTTCTTTCATCACGGCGTAGACCTGCGCGTCCTCCGGGCGACTGGCCGCTTTCTGGATTTTGCCATCAATGGCCATCGTGAGTGCGCCAAGGTCAAAGCCGCCGCTGCTGGGGCTGTTGGTGATGGACAGCGGGACGTTGCCCCATTCTTCGTCGTAGTCGTCGGAATCCTCGCCAAGATACTTGTAGAGGATTTCTTTCGCCTTGTTGGGGGTGACGCCGCCTGCGGCTGTTGCGGCGGTCAGCAGCTTTGTGATGTCGTCCGGGTTGGAGATGTTCGGCTCCAAGAAATAAGCTTCGACGTACTTAAAACCGTAGGCGTTCAGCAGCCGGTTATTGATGGCCCATGCAAGGCTCTTGCGTTCCGGCTGGAAAACCTGCTTCTCCGTGACCTCCTGCGCGGTCTGCGCGGTGGCACGATTGAAGTCGGTCGTGTACCCGGTGTACAGGTCGGGCAACAGGAAAGACGACTGTACCTTTTTGCGGTTGTTGTCCATGTAGGACTGGAACAGTTCATCTTTTTGCAGGATGGACGCCAGATCCTTGACCTCAATTTTCGGCTTCTCAGTTTCGTCAAAGTCGGTCTTGCTGTCGGTGGATTCGGTTTCGAGGACAATAAAGGCGTGTTGCCCTGCTTCGCCCTTGATGTCGTCCATGTACTTTGTGAGCTTGTCATAGCTCTCGTTGGTCAGTGTGCCGCCCTGAATCATAATCATCAGGGGCGTATGCCGGCCGTTGATGAAGTAGTTATTATTGAGCCGTTCGGCGCGGCGGCTGCCATCGACGCCCAAGACCTGCCCTATCCAGCGCACTTCGCCGTAGGGCTGGATGCCGATAGAGAAGTCCAGGATCTCGTTTGCTTCATAGGCAATGTCGAGGACTTCGCCATCTTCGAGGTAACGGCCATCGCGCCAGTCCATGCGGCGCGGGTCGCCGAACTCTTTGAAATAGACGGTCTTGCCGCCGACTTGCTGCCGGAACTTGCGGAACTTCTTCTTGCGCTGCACAGCTTCGCCGTGGTTGAAATAGGTGGTTTCGATGCGCGGCTCCAGTGGGACGGTCATTCGGATGGATGGCGTATCATGCAGAAATTCGATCTGCTGCACTTCCCCATCCAGATTGCGGATAACTTCGAGGTAGGCCACGCCGTAGGTTTCGCGGGCTTCAATGAGGTCTTCAAAGACTTCCTTTGTGTCCTGCTCGGTGTTCAGCAGCTCGATGATCTGGGCCATGCGATTATATTCCACATTGGCTTCATCGCTCTCTTTGACGTCCTCAGCATAGCGGACGCCGATGCCAAAGCCTGCAATGTTGTCTTTGTAGGCGCGGATGCACTGCGGCAGGATGGTCGATTCCCGGACAAGATCATGCAAGCCAGCCAGCTCATAGGGCGGCTCAATCCAGTCGCCCGCGTTAAAGGCTTCCTGCTCCGTGACCTGCGTCGTGGTGTCGGCCTTTTTGATGGGCTGCAAGGGTGGCGTGTAGTTCTTGCCCTTGATGATGCGGGCCTGCATGGGCCGGGGGTTCTTTTTCGTTGACAATGGGGTTTACTCCTTTCTTCCTGTGCCCTTTGGCGGGTGGGCCTTTGAGGGCTTGACGGGCAGGCACAAAAGCAGGACGCAGTCAGCTTCATCCGGGGACGGCTGACCTCTGGCCTTGACGTCCTTTTTGCTTTCGATTTTGACCTTGCTTTTCTCCGTGATGCCGTATTTGCGGGTGGAGAGCTGCGCAGCCAAGTCTGCATCGTCGGGCAGGATAAGTTCGACAGGCTTTTCGTTGCCGTCGTCGTCAATGGTTTGGAGTAGCTTTTTAACAACGGCCATCATGTAGGTGGTCGTGTCGTGGTAGTATTTGTGCCGGATGATCTGGCCGAACTTGACCGGGACAATGGAGAGCCACCAGAAGCGGTCAGGGTCAGAGCGTTTTATCTGGCGCAGGTTGTCGGTCACGCCACCGCCGACGCCGCCGTCGTCGATTTTGACCGGGATAGCGGTTTCGAGGTGGTATTTGTCAACAAGCCTGCATCCCAGCAGGGCTATTTCATGCGCGGTTCGCACGGTGTCCGGTCCCTGTATCTTCTGGTGGAAATAGATCTTCTCGTCGATCTTGTAGCCGATGACGGTTTTATCATCGCCGAATCGGGCGACATCGCAGCCGATATGCACGGATAGCGGCTTTTCCGGCTCTTTCCAGTCGGTGTTGATGGACTTCTCGACCATCGACAGCGGGATAAAGACGTCCTTTTCAGACTTCGGAAAATCCCCGGCGACGCGGACGCGGAAAACGTCGGAATCCTCGCCGTACATGGTGCGGATGCGGTCTATATACTCCTGCGACACGCGGGGGCTGTTTCGGTCGTCAACGTGGATGGTGTGATATTCAGCCCGGTTCTTATGGAACGCATCATAGAAAAAGCCTTGCAGCTGTGTGGGGTTTCCGCACATCAGCAGCCGCGCTCCCTCTGTGGACAGTGCGCCCAATACAGGCTCAAAGACCTTGTCGTCCACGCCGGATGCTTCGTCGATGATGAACAGCAGGCTTTCGGAGTGGAAGCCTTGCAGGGCGTCCGGGGTGTTTGACGTTCGGGCAACGGCAAACCATTCTTCTTTTGCCCCGGCCATGTAGACGCGCTCCTGTGTCCAGATGATCTCCCGCTGCAATGCGGGGTTGCTGCGCAGCCATTTTGACACCTCGGCCCAGAGGATGTCATACAGCTGGTGCTGTGTGGGGGCTGTGCAGGGGATTTTCGGATAGGGCCGGGTGCAGATAAACCAGATAATCGCCCACGCCTGCACCGCGCTCTTGCCGATGCCGTGTCCAGACCGAACGGCGGTCATGGGGTTGGCGGCCAGACTTCGCAGGATTTTGGCCTGCTCCGTGTCCGGCTTTGCTCCTATGACGTCCTCGACAAACTCGACCGGGTGGTCAGCGTAGAACAGAACAGCGTCACTCGTCATGTGGGGTTTCACCGTCCATTCTGCGCTGATAGGCTTCTTCGATGGTCTGCATCAGGGTGGGCGCGGCTGTGGCGTCCTCCTGCGGGGCCTTTTCCAGTACGAGGTTGTTTTCGACTTCAAGGGCCAGCTTCAGCATTTCCTTGATGTCGCGGGGCGTCATATCCTCCGGGGCCAACAGCTTCAGCGCGTTCAGTGCCTTTAGTTGGAGCTGGGCAGCTATTTGCAGGTGCGTTTTGCGGATGTTGGCCGCTTCTACGGCGGCCTTTTTGCGGGCTTCTTCGTCGATGCTGTTATCGTAGGCCCGACAGCGGGCGGCCCAGTTGTGGCCCTTGTGCCAGCGGTCGATTAAGCTCCGATTCTTGCCGCACTCCCTTACCACCGCCGCGACGGTGCGGTTTTTGCCCATGTCCCGGTAGATGGAGAACGCAGCATAGGCCGGGTCACTCTCTTTCGGCTGCTGCTCCCAGACCTTTGTTTTGACCTGTTTTTCCATGGCATTCTCCTTACAGGGTCATGCAGGGAGAAACAGCCCGGTCATGCCGACGCGGTGACGGTATCGACGATGATCCTCACGACAGCATCTTCGCTGTGCTCCTTGATGTAGGCTTTCAGGGGCTTTTCGTCGGCTGCATCAAAGGTCAGGCTAAGCAGGAAAGATTCTTCCGGCTCCTCGGTGGGTTCTTCTTCGTCGGGTGCGGTCACGTCGTCAAAGTAGGATTTGAGTTCATCCCTCAAAACGTCGATTTCCGGGAGTGTGAAACCAGTGTCGGTCGCTTCTTCGCCCAGCTCGTTGAGGATGACGGAAAGTTTATCGTCGTCCCATTCGCCGGTGATTTTGTTCAGGGCGACGTTCAGCTCTTTTTCCTGGATGTCGTCCAGATCGACGACGGAAACGGTGACTTCGGTTTCGCCCTGCGCTTCAAGGACGGTCAAACGCTGGTGGCCGGAAACAACGGTATTGGTGCGGCGGTTCCAAACGATAGGCTGTACCAGACCGTGACGCTTCAAGCTGCGCTCGATGGCCTGATATTCTTCATCTTCGGGTTGGAGATCGACGCGGGGGTTATAGGCGGCGCGGTTCATGTCCGCGATGCGCTTTACTTCAAATTCCATGCGTTAGTCCTCCCCTCTGATTTTTTCCATGATGGCAGCGGCGAGGGTTTCGCGGGCGTCGTCCTGTTCGAGGTATGCGTCCACGGCGTCCTTGTACTGTGCCGGGATGGAAAAGATCATTGAGAATGTGGCGTCGGCAGGGGTTTCTTCTTCCTGCTCGTTGTCCGGCTGCGGTTCAGGCGGTGAATAATCGAGGATGTCGGCCAGACGGTTTTG